GCGGCGGCGGCGGCGGCTGCTGCGACGTCGATCACGATCTATCCGGCGATCATCCCGCCGGCGTCCTCTCTCCCCTATGCCGGGCTTCCCTACACTCCGCAGCAGTACCAGACCGTCACGGCGAGCCCGGCCAACAACGCCACGATCACGCCGTTCCTGAACGCATCCACGTCCTATCGCGAGAACCTGGCCTATGTGCCGGATGCGATCACGATGGTGGTCGCGCCGCTATGGATTCCGCCGAATGAAAAGGGCGTCATCGCGGCGGCCCGGCATGAATACGATCGGTTGAGCATGCGGTCTCTCGTTTCGTACGAGCCCAGCACAGATCAGCCCGTCGACAGGCTGGACATTCTGTTTGGTTCTGGCGTCCCGCGTCCGGAATGGATTGTGCAGTGCGCTGACGTCGTGCCCTGAGCGCGTTGAAATGAAGCGAGGCGCGGCCCGATCGGTCGCGCCTCTTTTTGCCGGAGAGCGCATGGAAGAATTCCCGAAATGGGTTCCCGCCGCGGAATCGCATATCCTGCGCTCCCCCGGCAAAGCGCCGATTGTACCGCTGTTCCCGAATTTTCATGTCGCGCGCGATGGCGTGGTCAGCGTGCTGGTCACGAATGCCGAGGAGGAAGCGGCGGTCGTTGCGCCCGCGGCTGTCCCGCAACCGGCGCCGGCTCCTGTCGCGGAGACGGTTCACGCGCCATTGGCCGCGCATGTCGCCTCGCCGAGCGCGGGAGACGCCATTCGATCGTCGCTCGGAATTGCGCCGGAGCAGAGCGTTTCCGCCGCGCCGATCGCGCAAGATAACACTCTCGCCGAATTGCGGGAGATCATCGAGCATTCCAAGGACAAACCGTCCGATCTTGTCGCCGAATTGCAGAAACAATTCGCGCCGGCTCCGGTTGTCGCTGAAACGCCTAAAAAGGACTGAGCATGTCTGACGAAACCTTCGTTCTGCCGCCCCGCGCCAAAGTCGGATATCTTGACCCGTCGATCTCCGGCGAAGGGGATGCCGTGCTTCTGAGCGACGGCGAAACGGTGAGTTGGACCCCTCCGCCGCGCGAACTGTCCATGCCGGACATGTCGAAGGTCAAGACGCTCCAGAAGTATTTCAACCGCAGAGGCTTCTCGGTCTGGCCGGCGTGGCTCTATCATCCTACCGAGGCCAAGCGCATCGTCAAGAACGCCGATGAAGCGGCGGAGCTTGGCGTCTGCTACCGCGCCGCGACCGAACGCGAGACGTCGATGTACGGCGTCAAGGCGGTGTGGGACTATAAGGACGATTGCGAGTGGCGCTCCAAGCCATTCGACAAGGACGTCAAGTTCGATTCCGCATCCCCTGGACAGGGCAAGACGGTGGTCCACGGGGCGCCGAACCCGATCATCGCGCAGAATGCATTGGTCGAAGCCTTAATCCCGCAGGTCGCGGCGGCGGTCGCGACCGCGTTGAAAGCCACCGGACCTTCGGCCCCGGCCAACATCGACGCCAAGCTGTGGGACGAATTCATGGCGTTTCAGGCGTTTCAGAAGTCAGCGGCGGCGGTCAACGCCCTGGGCGCGTCCAGCGCGCTCGCGGACATCCCTGAGCCGGTTCCTGACGCCGTCGATACGGATGAAACGCCCGAAGACGAACGCGCCATGTGGCAGGCCGAAGCCATCCGCAAGGGCATCAAGATCGACGGGCGATGGTCGACGGAACGGCTGATGAAAGAGATCGAGAAGACCGCGTGAGCCTCCGCGTCGACGACGTGCAAAAGCTCATCGCGGTTCAATGGGGCGCCGTGGACGCGCCCGTGATCCGCATCGATGGCGAATACCAGAGCCTTGTCCATCCGACTGGCGTTCACGTGGACCTCAGGCTCACGCGCGCTGACTTATCCCTCGATGCGGACGCCTTTTCGGCGCGGATTATCGCGCCCGCGATCGCGGCGATGCGAAAAGCTATGGACGAAAGGGCGGCGTGACGCATGTCGATGCCCCCGATCGAACCGACGCTCCCGATCGACAATGTTCAAAAACTCCTGACCAATATGCTGGTCGACGCCGGCATTGTCGGCATTGACGAAGAGATCGAGCAGCCCGTTCTCAATCGGGCGTTTACCCAGGTCAATTGGCTGCTCGCGCAATGGGCGAGAAAACGCTCGCTGATCTATCGCATTCAGGACTATGCGATTGTCTGCACGGGAAGCCAGACGTACACCGTGGGACAAAATCAGCAGATCAACATCAATCCGAGGCCGGATCGGCTGGAATACGCCTTCCTGCGGTTTTTGAGCGGCGTCGCGTCCGGGGCGTTGCCGGTCGATTTCAGGCTCAATATCATTCAATCGCACGAAGATTATGCCCGGATCACGGTGAAGACCGTTGGAACGCTGGCGTGGCGGATTTTTTATGATCCGCTATGGCCGGTTGGGCTACTCTTTCCATGGCCGATCCCGCAGGCGTCGATCTATGAACTGCATGTCGGGTTCAAGGTCGTGCTTCCGAGGTTTCAGTCTCTCCAGCAGCAGATCAATTTCCCGCCAGAGTACGAGACCGCGCTGAATTGGTGCGGCGCCAGACGTCTCCGGGCCTCGTATCAAATGCCTGCCGATCCGACGATTGACTCCCTCGCGCGCGATTCTCTCAATACGATCCGGCTCGCGAACCAGGCGATGCCCACGCTGCGCCTGCCCGACACATTAACAGGCCGAAACCGTAGTTACGACTATAGAAGCGACGGTAATGGCTGATTTACTATGGAGAATATGCATGCGCAACGCATTGACTAAGGCAATCGCCGCCGCTCTGTTTCTCGCTTGCGCATTGCCCGCGCTCGCCGTCACCGGACAGCCTCCGATCCCCTCCAATGGCCCAGGCCTTGTCGACGGGACATGGCTGAACGGCTTGGCCGGGGGGCTGAACAACGCCTATCAGTACGGCTTCACGGCGGCGGGAACCAATCAGTCGACGGCTTTGCAGCTTCCGTCCGGCTTCAACCTGATGGAACTGGATACCGTCGCGGCCAGCACCGGCGTCGCCCTTCCCCCGTGCCTTCAGGGCACGTCCCTTTCGATCTATAACAATGGCGCCAGCACCGTGACGGTCTATCCTTCGATCGCCAACAACCCGATCACCGCCGGGCAGGACACGATCAACAACGCGACCAGCGTGACGATCGCGACGCATGTCGTCAACTACTTCGCCTGCGCGAAAAACGGCGTGTGGAGCTCCAAGTAAGGCGCTGTGGGCCTGCCGAGGAAGGTCCTGTACGGCTGGTATGACGCCAGACGGAAAGAGTTTCGCCTCAGCATGTACCCTCCCGATGCTCCGGTGAGGCCGTCGATCGGGGTTTCCAGCGCCGCCGAGGCTTCGGCTATCGCGGAGCGGAAAAAGGCCCGTATGTATTGGTGGCCTCCTCTCCACGCGGATCAGATGGGAGGCTGAGCCATCTTACAATCCGACAATCTCATTCCCCTGACGGGCGGCGCGTATCAGGCGCGAGGGTCAATAAGTAACGTCCTAATTTGTGAAAACCTCTTTCCAGAGATCAATCCTCCCGAGGATAGCCCGCCCGTCCCCGTCACGCATTATCCTCGCGAGGGGCTTGCTCCGCTCGCCGCCCCGCCGACGCCGGGGGCGGGGAGAGGCGTGTTCGCGACCTCCAACGGCGCTCTTTACGCCGTCGTTGGCGACACGGTCTATTCGATCAGTCCGCTGAATTGGTCGTTCACCGCGATCGGGACCGTCTATAATATCGAAACACCCGTTTCGCTGGCGGACAACGGGACGTCCGCTGTCATTGTCGATGGCACGACGAACGGCTATGTCATCACTCTGGCGAACAATGCATTCGCCGCGCTTGTGGACGGGACCGGAACATTCGTCGGCGCGACTCGTGTTGATTTTTCCGACACCTATCTTGCCTTCAATGCGCCGGGCACGAACGAATGGTATCTGACGCTCTCCAATCAGGTTGTGTTCAACGCTCTGGTGCAGGCGAACAAGGATTCAAAGCCTGACGAAATCGTGACGCTGGCCTTTAATCTCAGGCAGGCGTGGTTGATCGGAGCGACAAGCTCGGAAATCTGGTATCTG